CTCCGGGTTCCACATTTCGCAGACCGCACACTGCCACGCAGTGCGAGTCCAACCACAAGAGCAGTCACGCGTTAAAGGGCAACAGTTCGAGCATTCCGGACACTTCCAGAACTCAAACTCATCTCTAACCACCGCAACGGCTGTGACTCCGCCTCCATCCTTGTAGCGTAGTCTGGACGAGAGCAGTCTTGCCTCTCCAGGCAAGTTCTGTCCCATATCAGGATCGAATCTGGCTAGCTCAGCCTTATATCGATGACCCATTTCCTTGAGCTCAAACTCCTCAGTATTCCAATACGAGGGCTTTCCGTAGACGTCCCAAGGAGTCTCGAAAAGTTGAGGCAGTGAAACTGCTTCTTGCATACCAGGACCATACGGGACGGTCACGGCATTCGGTGCCGACAACAAGGCGCCAGCAACAAAGCGCTGCTCAAGGGTCACACAGACCTTCCAGTTTGAGCCAGAAGGGTGACCACAGATCTCTCCATTAGCGCGGCGACAGCGGGCCTTGCCATGACGACAAGGAAGCCGATTACCAAGACCGCCTAGGGACTGATGGATGAAAAGATTGCGACCTGCAGCAATCCGATCACTTTCCACGTGATAACGGACCAGGAAACGTTGCAACACCGTCCACTCCATCGCGCTGTTGTGACAGCCGTCAAGAATTTGGGTGATCACACACGTAGGATCAAATGGTTCGTCAAGCTTCTTCTGGCCGTGTTCAAGACCAGACGCGCGAACAGGCACCTTGAAAGGTGTGCCTTCAAGCACGTTACAGATGTACGATTGGCTGTTGATGTTAGCATAGTTCTCATGAGTGTAGGATTTTCCCTTCGATTCTTTAAAACCGAGATACTTCTCACAAAACTCCCAGAACTCTGCCTCCAGCGCATCAGTACTGATCGCCAGACGGTCATCGCCATTAATTCGAACACCCTTCAGAAGATCATCCAAAGGGCGAACGTCGCCGCATCTGCGGAGATTGCTCACGTGGGCAGCAAGTACCTCGAAGCACAAAATGGGAAAAGAGGTTCTCTCTCCCATGAGTGTCCCAAGAGTCTGATGCACCGGCTCTATCTCTCCAAGACCTTCCAAAAGCTCGCCCTGAGGGCTATACAAATGATAGGTGGGGTAGGTAACCAGATGCTCCCCATTACTAGCCTGAATAATGGCCTGAATGTGTGGGGGGAGGAACATGATGAGTACGTCCATGATACAATCACGAAAATACCCGTTAGTCCCATCAGAAGCACCAGAAAAGTCTGAGGAGGCCCATTTGAACCAACTAAACTCACCGAAAGCGGAATCCGGGTTACCCCGCCCACAATTCGTTCTGATGTCAATCAAGTCGAAGGTCGATGGACTCCTGCCGACTAAACCGAAACACGAAACCGTCTTATTGAATTCAAAGATAGATTTTTGGAAGAAGCCACTCATGTACTGAAGAGCAGCTTCACCTTTCGTAATGATACGTACCTTGAAAGGTTCAAGTACGCAGGCAACTTTTGCGAGTGCCAAATCGCGATCACAGGCCTTGAG